GCGGTCGTGTTCTTTCCGTCCGCAATGGCCAGCTCGAGCTTCTCGACTTCGCTCAGTTCCTGCGTCGCGCGGATCTGATCGCGCAGTTGTTCGACCAGCCTGGTTCCGTCGTCGATTGCCTTGGCGGTCCGTCCGCCGCCTCCGCGTGCCGGTCTATCTGCTACGCCGCCGCCGATGAATTTCTTGAGCGCAGCATCGGCAGGCGGTTTCTTTGCTCCTGCATCCGCTTCCTGTTGGCCGCCGGCCTTGTCCTTCCCGAAGCGGCGCAAGGCATCGAGCTGGCCGCGCACGCCGGCAATTTCCTTGTCAATATCACCTGGCTTGCCGAAAACCAGGTTGTTGATGATTCCGCCGCCGGATTCCTTGGCGTTCTTCGCGCGGCGCTCGAGTGTGGCAAGTTGCTCTTCGAGCGTTTTGATCTGCCCGGCCTTGCTCGGGTCGATTTCGCCCAGCGCGAGGTCAAACGGGAGCTTGGCCAGGCCGGCAAGACCGCGAAACACGGCTGCGAGCCCATCGCCCTTTGCTGCGAGCTGCTCGACGCTTTCAGCAGTCCGAGTAAGGGATGGCACCAGCGAGTTGGTCAGTTCGGTAGCGGCGCCAGAGACGCGCGCTTTCAGCAGATCAAGCCGTCCATTCAGCTCTGCCGCGGCCTGCGCCGACTTTTCCGTGACTCCAGATACGTCGCGAAATCTGTTGACCAGATCTCCGATCGACTGGCCGCCTTCGGAGAGTAGCGGCGCCAGGCTGGCCCATGACTTGCCGACTGCCTCTGCCGCAAATGCTGCGCGCATCTGCGGGTCTTCGATCGCTGCGTAGACGTCGGCTAGCTGCTTCAACGCCTCGAGCGGATCCCGGGCGGTGATGCCGACCGCTGCGAACTGCTCGGCGTTCTTGCCGATGTTGACCGACAGCCGGTTGACGGCGGCGGCGACGCCTTCAAGGTCCGTGCCGCTGGTGATGGCGGCGCCCTTGAGCCCAGCGAGCAGGTCGATGCTGATGGCGGTCGATTTGCTGAGGTCGGACAGCGCATCCTGGGCGTCAAGCGCTTCCGTGACCAGCCGGCTGAAGCCCGTGACGACGCTGCCGAGCGCGACACCGGCGAAGACGTTGCGCAGGGACTCGCCGACGGAATCGAATGCGCGGCTCATCTTCGCCGCGCTTTGCTCCGCCAGGCGCGAGACCTTGCCGAGATCGCCCTCGATGCCGGCCAGCTGGGCATTGATGTCGACGGTGAGTGCTGCAATGGCCATCAGGATTCTCCGGCGGTGCGGTTGTGGTCGCGGATCATCAGCAGTTGAAAGACGAGCGGCTCAAGGTCATGGATGCCGAGCAGGTCACAGACCATCGGCAGCGCTGCCCAGTCGAGCCCGCCCATCATGTTCCAGGCTTGCAGCGCCGGCTGGGCGCTGGCCGGCGGCGTGCGCCCTGACTGCACCTCCCGAGGGAGCGCCGAGTCGTCCAGCCAGGCGGTCAGTTTCCCAAAATGTCATCGAGATCTTCGCAATGACGTTTGAATGCCTCGACGAGCGCTTCGGCAACCTGGGGCAACAGCTCCGGCCGGTCGGCCACGCATTCGGCGCAGGCCTCGGCGTCGAACGGCAGCGGGTGCGGATCGCCGTTTGGGATCAGGTCCGCCTCGGTGACGCCTTCCCAGCCGCTGACCAGCGAGAGGATGCCGCGCGCCGGGTTGCCGTTGCGGATCCGCTCCTCGTGCTCGAGCGGAGTCGGGCGCTGCGCGATGAGCGTGAAGTGGCCGCACGGAATGCGGACCTCCCGTGCCCGCCGCAGCTTGATGGCGAGTGCGCTCATCAGGAGGCGTAGTAGGTCGGCGTGCCGTTCATCGTGATGACCGTCGGCGTCGTGACGAGCTGCTGCGCCGAACCGCCGGGAAGCAGAGCCGCCGCGACATAGCCGGCGAACAGCATCACCTGGCCGCCGCTGCCGAAGGTGAACTTGAAGACGCGCTTCGCCTGGTTGTCCGAAGCCGTCTTCATGGCGAGCAGGCCGGCGTCTGAGACGTCCCAGATGTGATCCATCGTGAAGTTTGTCGCTTCCGGCAGGCCCGGAAGCTGCGTCTTGGCGTTTCCGTGGATCGTCGTCGAGTCGATTAGGTCAAAGTTGCCGCCACTCGACGTGATGTTGGTCGCAGTGGTGATCGACGTGCCCAGCGTGACTTTCTCGGCCGTCCCGCTGCTGAAGGTGTCGAACGAGGTGGTATCCACACCCTCGAGCTGGAAGGTGTCCGTTGTCACTCCGGCGACGCGGACCGCCTTATCGTTCAGCTGGTACATGCCGCTAATCGTCAAGAATACGATGTCGCCATTGCTGAAACCGTGGCTGGTCGATGTCGCGACGCCAGGTGACGCTTTGGTGATGCCGGTGATCGTCTTCGCCGCCGCCAGGGCCGACTGCATGGCGACCGCCACGTTTTTCCAAACCTTTGCTGTTGCCATTTTGCTGTCCTTTCAAATTTCAGGTTGCGACGAACCACGTCGACGAGATGCTTTCGACGAAGAGAGAAAGATCTTCGTCTATTCCGCTGATGCGGTTGGTTTTGGGGAATTTGGCCGCGACCAGCGCGGCCTCGATCTGCTCGGCAACGGCTGCTGCACTGGCGCGTGTCTTGGCCCAAGCGTTGATCTGCAGGTCGGTGAAGTCGCCGAAACTGCCGCCGTGCACGGTCAGCACCGGCTGCGTTCCGGTGCGCGTGTAGACGACGGCCGGGAGTTGGTGCTCTTCCGGAAGAATGTCTGGATAGATGCGCGTGCTGACCAGGGCAGTGAGCCCGGATGCCGCAGTCAGGACGGCATAGAGCTCGGTTTCGGCGCTCATGTTTTGGTGTTCAACCGGTTGATCTCCTCGCTGGCAATGCCGATGAACACATCGGCGGCTTGCGGGAGCTTCTTGGCTGCGTCGGCCAGGAACGGCCGAGCGCGCATCTTGCGCGTGCCGAATTCGACAAATCTCCAGTAAAACGGGTCGTTCGGGTTGTTTGCGCCGACCGGTCCGAGTGCCGCCTTGCGCGTTGCGGATTTGGTTCCGGCCAGCACCGACTTCAGCGGGCGGACGTTGATGAACACGCCGACCAGGCGTTGCCTGGCAGCGATCTTGCTGCGGCGAACGGCGATCGCGCGCTTGAGGACGCCAGGGCGGCGGTTTTTTGACGGCTCGCTGAGGACAGGCACCCGGGCGCGCGCTTCGTCGCGGATGATCCGCCCGGCTGCGCGCAGGGCCTTGCCGACCGCGCGCTTGCGAATTCTGTCCGGCATCTGCTGCAGGGCAGCCTTGAGCTTGTCCAGCCCCTTGACTTCGAGCTCGAATGGTTTGCCGTTCATGGCGCGATCCCGTTGCGCTGGCCGGCGACGGCGAGGATCTCCAGGCTTTCTTTCCTGGCGCCTGGGTCGATGATCTGGGTGATGTCGTAGGGCTCGCCGCGCCAGATCAGCCGGTGGTCGCGCTGCAACGCGGCGAGATAGCGAATGCGGATGCGGATGTCGCAAGCATATTGCTCGCTGTTCGCGGCGAAGAACTCGCGACCCCGCAGCGGGGTGACTTCGGCCCAGACGGCGTGATCCGACGTGCTGGTGACGAGATCGGTCCACGTGACGACCTCTTCGCCGATGCTGTTGCGCGTGACGGACTTTGACTGCGGCGTCACCCGCTCGCGCATGGCGCCGGCGGACAGGGTCACAGATAGACCCTTTCCGGATCGAGCAGGGAGTTGATGTAGGGCAGCCGGGCCTGCGCGCGATCGGTGCTGGCTTCGCGGAAGGCGTACATGGAGCCGATCATCAGGAGCATCCACTGCTTGATGCACTGTGGGACGTCCGCCGCTTCATCGCCATAGCCGGCGGTGAAGCGGATGCGGACGCTGTTGGCGAACGCGCGCGCACTCGGCCAGGAGGTGTTGTAGGCGGGATGCACCCAGCCGGGGACGGTTGCCGCGTCCAGGACGTAGGCCGATTCGGACATATCCGCTTCGGTGCCGTTTTGGTCCAGATACGTGATGCCCTGGATCGCACGCGGGCGAAATTTTCCGAGCGCGATCGCAGAGTGATCGGACGGGAACGATTCGTACGCCGCTTGCCAGGTCTGGGTGATCAGCGGACGCTGCAGCTCGTGCTCGGCAGCCAGGCGCGCGGCGGTGATCAGCGAGGTGATCAACGTGTCGTCTGTCCTATGCTCAATGCGACAGTGCGCCTTGACCTCGCTTAGAGTAATCGGCTCGATATCCGGCTGGGTGATGAGGGTCAAGGTCATGGATTTTTCGCGATGAAGGTTCCAGGCATGGCTGCGGCCAGGCGGTCGAGGATGGCGGTTTCGGTGGTGGAGATCATATTTCGCTCAGACGCGCGTTATCGTATTCACGCGTTGATTCCTGGACACATGGTCAACACGTTGTAAATGGCCTGCGCCATGTGTGATGCTCCGCGCGCGAGTGGATGCACGCCAGAGGCCACAGACACAAAACCGGCTGTCACCGCTTCTGCGTGCGTCCCCCATATACTGCTAATTTGCATGGTGCAGACATTGGCGTTTTCCTCGGCCAGCTCGTCCAGCGCAGTCCAATAATCTTCGATGGTGTAGGTTTCTGGAGTCACCGTGTTGGTCGCTCTTGGCGATCCGACAAGGAGGATTGCAGCTCCTTTTGCGGTGAAAATGTCGATCAACAATTGCAAACGCGTCTTCATTACATCCGGGGTGGTCGCTATCGCGTCGTTCTGGTGTGTCCAGTCATTGTGACCTATGCAAATGATGTAAATGTCGCCAGTCAACGCCTCGTTTCCGCCGAAAATGAGGCTTTGTGATGCGCTTGTTCCAGTTGCCGCGGCCGATAATGTAATGGCGGTCGATGATTGGATTGCCGTGATATAGCACGGCAGCGGGAGGTTTGTTGCTGATCCAACGATCATGCCAACAGACAATCCGGATGTGCTGGATAACCCAGTAACACTATTCGACCCGTTTGTCACGGAACCCGTCAACGTCGTCGGTGCTTTGGCCACACCGACAAATCCCCATGCTCTCTGACGGCCTGCAGCAGAGATAAAATTCTGCGAGGATTCTCCAGTGAAATCCAGAGAGGTGCCTGAGCCGATTCCGAACTTGTTAACAGAGACGCATCCGGCTGCAGAAAAGTAGAATACCCCGAGTATGTAGCACGTCCCGCTGACTCCTGTCAGCACGAGAGAATGCTCCGATGCGGCCAGGCCAGCAATTGCGATTTTCTTGTATGCAACGGGGTTTGCGTTATCTGCAGTGGTCGTCGTCGCGCCAGCGGAATCGACGTTGTACGAGAATGTCCCTGTGTTGGCAATCGCCCCAGCGTTGGTTACGGTATTGGAGTCAAAATACCAGATTTCGATGTCGGTGCAGCGCGGGACAGGAATCGTTATGGTGGCGCCACTTGGCAACGGCAGAGCGTGCGGAACAGTCGTTCCGGCTACGCGAACGCATGTTTGCGGCATGCCGATTGACGAAACAGGTGATCCGGTCCCGGATAACACGTTGGCCGAGTGGTTGGCCGGGATAAATCCGCCAGGGTCTTTGCCATACAGCCGCGCGAGTTTTGCGCGCAGCCTGCCGACGTATCCGTAGACGTCCGCGTTTGCGTCAGTCAGCAGCCCCGTGCCGTTGGAGTACGTGCCATAAGTGATCGAGTCCCCGAGCACGTTGATTACAACGTTTGAATATTCGGCTGCCGCTAACTTCTTTGAAACACCGAAAAGCGCTTGAATATTCGTGACCTGATAGCCTATAGCGGCGGCTTCGGTATTTCTCAGTCGCGTTTCGTGATCTGCGACTGACAGAATATTTGACAGCTCTCCCAGTACAAGATTGCTGTCCTGCAAAACAAGCGCCATTTCGTCGCCAGACATACCAGTAGAAATGCTGACGTCGGCTAAATTGATACCCGGGACTTTCATTTTCCATTCCTTTCCACCAAAGCATTCGGGTGGCTTGAGTGATCATAACGATCTTCGATTTCCGCAGCTTCCGGTAGCTTGTGGATCGGTTGCAGATCCACCGCAATTCCACCACCATCGTTCGGCCGCAACGTGATCGCCAGCGTGTCGTACCCGTAGAATCGATCCTGCTGCGGGTAGATTCCGTCGAGCAGGGTGCTGGTTTTCGGCACGGTCAGCTTGATGCCGCGGGCGGCAGCGATGCCGAGCCAGAATTCGAGGCAGCCGCGCCCTTTCTCGGCGTCGTGCGCGTCCGGGTAGGTGTAGTCGCAGCCGAAGACGCTGATGTGCTTCACGCCGATGTGGATGGCGTAGGCGACGGCGTAGGCGGCCGTGGAATTGAAGTAGGCCTGGCCCAGGTTGTTGAGCACTTCCTCGATCGGGAAGGCGACTAGGCCGGGATAGTCCGGGTGCTCGCGACTTGTGATGATCGGTCCTGGATGCACCTTGAGCCACTGCAGCATGCGGGCGATGTTGGACTCCGGCGCGGCGGCGGCGCGGACTTCCTGTATTCTGACGTCATCCATGTGGAAAACGCGGTCGCAGAGCAGCGTTCCGGCGACCGCGTTGATTCCCCATGTCTCGGTGCAGTACGCATGTTTTCCGCCCAGGCGCTTGGTAATGTCGAGATATTGCTCGAGCGATGGACCGAGGCCGAGGATGGCGACATGCTCCGGAACAGGGAACGCTTCCACCATCTGCTCGTAGGCTGTGGGTCCGTCATGCATGTTGATGACTGGCCATGCGAGATCTTCGCTGTCTTTTTGGTCATCTGGCAACGGGACGCAGCGAACGACGATGGTGCGGCCGACTGCCCAATCCGTAACCGGCGCCTTGTCGTCGCGCTGTCCAAACCACGCTTCGACTTTCCAGCCAGCCGAATTGAGCAGCGCCTCAAACTGATTCGATGTGTAGTGCCGGTGATGGAATGCGTAGCCTTCACCGAACGGCATCTCGTCCTCGTTCGGTACAGACGCCAGCAGCACTTTTGCCGATCGCCGCAGCTTGCGAAGCAGGATTGTCGCGTCCTGGTCGGTGAGGTGCTCGATGGTCTCGAAGCATACGGCCAGATCCTGCTCTGTCGGCAGCTCGACCTCCTGCGCCGTTGCGCATAGGTACTGCGTGGTACGGGCTGACCAATGCTGCCGGGCATAGTCAATGGCCGGGCCGAAGGCATCGATGCCGAGCACACGGGCGCCGGCACCAGTGGCCATGATCCATGACCCATAACCGACTCCGCATGCGATGTCGATGACGCGCGCGCTGTCCAGGCCCAGATGCTCTATTTGCTGCACAGCGAACTCGTAGCGCGCGACGTGGTCGCGGCGAATTCCGCTCAGGTGTGGCGCTACCTGGCGTTCACCTGATCGGGTCCAGTCCTGCTGTTTCGGCATCTGGATTGCTGCGGCTGCTGGCATGCGCGTGTCCTTGTGTTCTGTGGCGCCGGATTGCTCCGGCGCCGGTGCTGGTGCTACTGGTGCTTCAGTTGCTGGACGACATCACGGGTTTGGCGCTGGCATGACGCTCGGGCTGTACAGGATCGCTTCGCACGAGACGATGGTGCCGGCCGTTGCGGTGCTCTTGATCGAGCAATTGACGTAGCGCTTGTTGCCCCTGTAGCCCACCCGCTTGACGACGTTCTTCGATGTCCCGGAGGTGCGGGTCGCTGCCGCGGCGACGCCGGCCAGAAGCTCGGTGCCGAGGAGGTCGCCGTCGGCTACGCTGGTCAGCGTGCCGGTGACGTCGCCTTCCTTGACGGTGGCGGTGAAAACGGCGCCGGTCGCGGTGATCGAGCCGTAGGAGCAGATGAATTCGACGCCGCCATACCCCTGGCGGTCAATCACCTTGCCCGTCTGGCCGGTGCCGGTGGTGCCGACGGCAACCGGCGAGATAACGCGCAGAGCGCGGCTGTTGTTGTGCAGGTCGTGCATGTGGTTTGCCCTTTCGTTTGTCTGGTGGTGATCAGGACGCGGCGAACTTCATCAGCTTGATGGCCTCGAAGTTGTAGACCCCGCCTCCGACGCGCCGCCGGAAGTTGAACTTGGTCGTGCCCTTGGCCGTCACGTTGTCGCGGATCAGGGTGATGCCGGTGCGGTTGGCGATCAGGTAGCCGCGGCGGAAGTTGCCGTAGGCGATAGACAGCGAATTGGCGGCGACCGCCGGCATGTTGTCATCGACTTCGACCGGAGAGCCGAGGAAGCGACCGCCAAACGGCGCGGTGGGATCGGGCTGCCACAGGTAGTAGCTGCCGCTGCCGTCCTTCATCTGGCGGGCCGTGCCCAGGGTCGCATCGCTCATCACCCACACGGCGCCGCTGCGATAGCTCTGCTTGAGCGAGTGCTGCAGATCGACCAGCTTGTCGGCCGGCGCGACGGAGGCGAACGCCCCACTCTTGCCACTGGCGATGTAGCCGATGTTGCCCCAAGAATAGCTCGCGTTGGCAACGGTCGTATAGGTCGTGATGCCGCGCGGCTTGGCGACGCCGTTGCCGCTGATCACGGCGGCCCCGATGCCTTCGGCGAATGCCGTGGCGGCTTCTTCGGTGAGGTCGGATACGAGATCGATGTCGGAATCCTCCAGGGTCTCGTTGAAGACCCACGGCTCGACTTCTGCCGGGTAGGCGACGACTTCGATCTGGCTGAACTTGGGCTCCGTGCTTTCGCCGGCCGTGCCGCCTTCTCCAGGCCACGCGACGGCCATGCCGGACGTCTTGACGCGCTTCAGGATGGAGCGATTGCCAGTGTTGCGCACCAGCGACAGACGGAACAGCGAACTCTCAGTCCTGGCAATGCGGTCGATCTCGGCTGCGATCTCTGGCAGGACCAGCACGCCGCCGTTGACGTCGTCGGTGCTGTTCATCGCCGCTTTACGCTCGCCCAAAACCTGCTTGTACTTGCGGTCATCGCCGGAGCGCAGGAACTGGGCAAAGGCCTGCTTCTGCTCTTCTGGAACGACGCCGCCGCCACTGGAGCCGCCGGTGCGTTGCGCGGCCAGTTGCATTTCCTGAACGGTGCGGCCGAGCTTGTCGATGTCGGCATTGATGGCCGCGATCTTCGCCAGGCTGTCGTCACTGGCATGGCCGCGCTTCTCGATTTCCTGCAGTCGATTGTCATTCGCCGACTTGAATTCCTCCCAGGCTTGGGCCTGCTTCTCGAGGAGGTCGGACATATCCTTTAATTCCATGGTCTTATCCTTAAATGGTGACAAAATTTGTGATGATCCGCTGAGCTGCGGCGCTCATGCGTTGCAAATGGTGATCTGCCTCGCGCAGATCGGTTCGCCTGATGCGGGCGATTATGCCTTTTGCTTCCGATCGACTGAAGCCGCCGGCGTCGCGCAGGAGGTCTTCAATCTCGGTGATGGTGTCGATTTCCTGCAGGCTCTTGAGCGCGGAAATCCGGGCATTGCGGTTGGCCGGAAAAGTCACCGGCGAGATTTCGATGAGGTCGATCTGCGTCAGACGGCGGCGCGGGTCTTCCGGCTTGCTGCGCGGCTCGGACTTCTTGGCGATGTAGCCGATGGAGAGCCCATCGATGGCCGGCCGCGGGGTCATGCGCATGAGGGTGTCAATCTCGATGCCGCGCGGGGTTTCGGCAAGCTGTCCTGTGACGCGCAGGCCGGCACCGTCTTCTGAAAGGTCTTGCCAGACGCCTACAGGAGTCATGTCTTCTGCGCTGATCTGCCAGCCGCCGTGCTGACTGAGCATGGACGGCCACGGCTGACGGCCGGACTTTGCGTCGGCCAAAAAGTCGGCAAACGCGCCGGGCATGATGACATCGCCGTAGGAGTCGATGTTGTTGAACGCGGCCCCGTAGCCGCTGAAGGTGCGCGTCTGCTGTGCGGCACCGTCCGGCGATGCATCAAACTTGATTTCGTTTAGCCGGCAGATGAATTGCTGTTTGTTCATTGGTTGTCGCCCTGTCTTGGTGGTTCTTCGCCCGGGTCTGTCATGTTCAGCGGGACTCTGTATTTGTCTCCGCCGTCGTATGGGTTGAGGTCTTCGTAGCTGCGTATTTCGTTCGGTGCCAGCGCACCAATGCCGTAGAGCGTGCGGTAGAACTCTGCGCGGTCCTTGTGCGATCCGCGCAGCAGGCCGGCAACGGTGAAGAGGCAGAAATAGCCATCCGCGCGCTCCTGCTTAGTGAGAAGCTGCATGTTAAGACGCTGCTCGATGCGGGCGAACCATGGGCCGAGAGTATGCACGACGTGCGCCAAAAACATCTGCTCAGAGCTGGCGTAGGTTGCGGTTCTGTCGGCTTCTCCGATCATGATCGGCAGAACACGGAAGAAGCGGCAGACTTCGGCGACCTGGAAGCGGCGCACTTCGATCCATTGGGCCTGATCGTTCTGCTGTGCGCGCGGGGTCCACTTCATGCCGCCCCACAGGACGGCGGTGCGGTAGGCGTTTTTCAATCCGATCTGCGAGGCCTCCCACGATCGGCGCAGGGAGTCGGATTGATCGGGCGTCAGGACGGCATCGGTCGAGAGGATGCCGCCCAAAATGGCGCCATTGGAGAACTGCCTAGCGCCGTGCTCTTCCGTTGCGAGAGCAAGGCCGATTGCTTCGCGCGCCAGGCGAATTCCGTCGAGGCCGTCGATGCTGGTCCAGCTCGGTCCTTTGAGATGCAGAATCCGTGATGCCGGATAGGTAGTGATCTGGCCTTTTGAGTCGTAGACGTCGTAAGTGATGGACCAGTCGTCGTGCCGCGTAGCGGTGACGTGCTGCGGCTCAAGCGGCTGTAGTTCGATGGTCGCAGGCAGTCGGCCGATGGCTTCGGATCGCCGGATCAAGCAGTATGACCTGTTCATCAAAGAGAGATGAAGACCGGCTGTCTCGCGCCACTCGTAGGATGTGATGCCGGGCGCGACGCTGTCGTGCAAGACGGAGTATAGAGGGTGATCGACGGCCGCATCGGCTCCGCCATCGGCGCGGCGACGGTACAGCTTGAGCGGAACCTGGGCGATTCCTTCGGCGATGACGCGCGCGCAGGCCATAGCGCTTGCTGCCTGCAGTGCAGTTTCCCATGTGACGGCTACTCCCGCTTTGGATCCGGCTGATCCAAGCAGGTCGAGCAGTAGATCGGCGCGGGTGATGGCGCTCTTGCTTTCGCCGGCGACGAAGAGGGACTTGACGCGGTCGAGGAGTGAAAGGCGCATCACCAGATTTCGATTCTCGGCGGTTCGACCGGCGGCGCGACGCGGACGATCATGCGCGAAAGCGCGCCGATCAGGGCGACTGCACCGTCGATTTTCTTGGCGTCGGTCTCCCGGCGCGGGTAGATGTTGTCCTTGGCATCACGCCAGGCGACGACGTTGGCCAGCATCCATGTGAGGACCGGGTTGCCGTTGTGGTGCAAACGCTTGGCAAGGACCAGCGCCTCGAGAATCTTCATCGGCTCGCTGAGGTTCTGCACGTTCTGCCGCAGTTCGACCATCGGCGCGCCTTCTCCGTAGAGCGTGGTGGCGAGCTGCGTGGCCTGCCACGGGTCGTATGCGATTTCGCTGATTTCGTGCTGGGCGAGGTCGGCGCGGATGTCGTCTTCGATGCGCTGGAAGTCGATGACGTTGCCGGATGTTGCCGTCATCCATCCGTCTTCAACCCATCCGGCGTATTGGCTGTTTGCATCGTCGCTGGCGGCGGTCTCCGGGATGTAAAAGTCGGCGAACGCGTAATAGTGCGCGCCGTTCCCTGATCCCCGCTCGAAGAGCTTGACCTTGGCGGCAACGTCGACCTTGCTGGCCAGGTCCAATGACATGACGCAGCGGCAGCCGGCCATTTCCTCGAGCGATAGATCGGCATCCGCGCAGGCATCCCATGCGCGCATGTCCATCCATGCTGTCGCGGCGTTGACCCAGACGTTGAGGCGCTTGGTGAGGAAGTTCGGGCGAGCTGAGGCGGTCTTGATGGCCTTGTCGGCCAGCCGGCGGATGTCGTCTGGATAGACGGATACGCCGTAGTTTGGATTCGCTTTCAGCCAGCATGATTCGTCGGCCCATTCGTCGGCATCGTCGATCGTGTAGACGATGCCGAAGTAGCTGTCGTCTTCGTGCGCGCTTCCGCGCACCGGGTAGCCGAGGCCGTCGTGACGGCGCAGCGTGGCGTTCAGAATGCCGGTCAGGTAGGTGCGCTGCTCGTAGCAGATGCCGGCGCGGTCGCTGCCGGCTGTGGTGATCGACCAGATCATCGACTGCGTCCGCGCTCCGGTGGCGGTCTCGAGCACGTCATACACTTCTCGCGTGCGGTGCGCATGCAGCTCGTCAACGACTGCGAAATGGATGTTGAGGCCATCGAGCGTTGAGCCTTCGGCGCTGAGCGGCTGAAATCGGCCTCCGTTGATCTCTTCGTAGAGGCTGTGCGCTAACACTTTGACGCCGAAACGCTCCCTGAACTTTGGTTCACGCATCGACATTTGCCGGCCTGACTCAAAAACAATCTTTGCCTGGTCGCGCGTTGTAGCTGCCGAATACACTTCGGCACCTGGCTCGCCGTCTGCGGTGAGCATGTACAGCGCGACACCGCTTGAAAGCGTCGATTTCGCGTTCTTGCGCGGGACTTCGATGTACACTGTCCGAAAGCGCCGGCGCCCGGTATCGGTGCGCAGCCATCCGAAGACGGTCGTTAAAATAAACACCTGCCACGGTTCCAGCACGAGCGGCCTGCCGGCCCATTCGCCTTTGATGTGGGGTAGCAGTTCGATGAAGCGGCACACATGCTCCGCCTTTGCTGCGTCAAAGCGGAACGGAAACCAGTGATCGCGCTGCTCTGCGTCGAGATCATCTAGCTGGCGGCGACAGGCTGCCTTGGTCCAGACGCATGCGGGAACAATTCCTTCCAACACTTGATCAATGTAGCCTCTGGCGATTCGCATGTATTCGCCATGAGCACGAGCCATCAGATCGCGCCCCAGCCAGATTGATTTCCGTCGTCTGAACCCGGCAAATGCGATTGACTGCTATTTTTGCTGGCTGTCACGCGAGACCTAGAGCTCGGCGACATGCCGAATTCTGATGCTAGCCGCATCATCCGATCCAACGCCTTATTGCGCAGGATCACCCACGCGCTGAGCTGCTGGTATCCGGTGCTCGTCGTCAGAACACATCCCGGCATAGATTCAGGATCTGAGGCGTTCATCTCAGCGATCTTGCGTTCAGCCGAAACCATCTCCGCCCACGCCGCGCAGTACGCCGACAGCGCTGCCCGGTCGATCTTGCTGATCAGACCAAGCGCCAATAACTCGGCCGAGATTCTCCGCCATTCCTTTTTAGCTTCATCCTGCAAATGCCCCGGGCAAGCCGGAATCTCCACAGGAGGATGAACCCCATCAAGCAGTTTTGATGCAGGAAGTTTTGATGGGTTTCCGCGCAAAACATGAATGTTCGCTGGCATCGGTTTAGGACCACGAGCACCCATTTTAACCCCCTGTCATTGAAACTGCCGGC